CAATCCGATCAGGAAAGACCATCAGCATGTCCTTATCATTTGCCATGTGGGCAATGAGTACTTTTAACGGTCAGAACTTTGCCATGTGCGGAAAAACCATTGGTTCCTTCCGGCGAAATGTTCTGTTCTGGCTAAAGCTGATGCTCCGATCCAGAGGCTATTCCATCACGGATCATAGAGCTGACAATCTCCTGACCATCAGAAAGAAAGGAAAAGAAAACTATTTCTACATATTTGGCGGTAAGGATGAGCGCTCCCAGGATCTGATCCAGGGCATCACACTGGCTGGGGTGTTCTTTGATGAAGTTGCCCTGATGCCAGAGAGTTTTGTGAACCAGGCAACAGGACGTTGTTCTGTAAAGGGAAGTAAGTTCTGGTTTAACTGCAATCCGGATGGACCCTATCACTGGTTTAAACTCAACTGGATAGATAAATCCACAGGATATCTGGGCAAGGAAGAATCAGAAAGAATCAGGAAAAAAGCTGCAGCAGAAGGCAAGGAAGCCGGGTTAAAAGAAATCCTCTATCTCCATTTTACAATGGATGACAATTTATCCCTGGATGAAGAAGTAAAAGCCAGGTACCGGAAGATGTATGTAGGAGTGTTCTTCAAACGCTACATCATGGGATTATGGGCGGCAGCAGAGGGCATTATTTATGATATGTTCGATGAAGAAAAGCACGTTCAGAATATCCGTGATTTCTTCCAGTTACTGATCAATGGCAACAGATACGTATCCTGCGACTACGGTACTCAGAATGCGACCGTATTCCTGCTTTGGAACAAAGGAATCAATGGGAAATGGTATTGTATTCGAGAGTATTACTATTCCGGAAGAGATAAAGGCAAACAGAAAACAGATTTAGAATATGCAGACGACTTAAAGAAGTGGCTGGATGGAACAAAGATTAAAGCGATCATTGTAGACCCATCGGCCGCTTCTTTTATTGCAGAGCTCAGAAAGCGTGGCTATAAGGTCATCAAGGCAAAAAATGATGTCCTGGACGGAATCCGTCTGGTTGGAATGCTACTGAACTTGGAACAGCTCGTGTTTGCTTCTTCCTGTAAGGAAACAATCAAAGAATTTGCTTCCTACATCTGGGATGCAAAAGCTCTGGAGCATGGTGAAGACAAGCCTGTAAAACAATTCGATCATTGCCTCGACGCAACACGCTACCTATGTAGTACCATAATCGGCAATAAACTTGCCAAACTAAAAGACGTAAGGATGTGAGAAACATGTATATATTCACAATTCCAAGAGAAAAATTCGATGAACTGAACCCGGACAAGCAAGTAATTCGTCAGCTGATCAGCAAGCACATCAGCATGGTAAGCCGATTACAGAAAAATATGGCTTACTATGAAGGAAAGCATAAGATTTTAGATGATGTAGGTCGGGAGAATAAGCTCGTCTGCAATCATGCCAAAGATATTGCAGATACTGCCAGTAGCTATTTCATCGGGAATCCAGTATCTTACAAGTCAGAAAGTGATATTACAGATCTGACAGATGCCCTGGAGCTGGCAGGCGCAGATGAAGTAGATGGAGATAACGGCTTAGAACTTTCTATCTATGGACTTGCCTATGAATATATTTATACAAAAGAAAACGAAGACTTTTTGTGTATAAAGAATCTTTCAGCAGAAAACACCTTCATGGTAAAAGATGACAGCATTGAGGAAAATGAACTCTTTGCTGTCTATTATTATATCCGAAAAGATGATTCCGGACAGCGTTCAGATCATTACATGGCAACCGTAGTCACTACTAATTATAAATACGAACTGGACATTGAACATAACAACATACATCAGGAAACAACAGAACCGGCAATCCCTCATTATCTGGGAGAGATTCCAATCATCGAATATCTGAATAATAAACTGGCAATTGGTGATTTTGAGCTGCAGATTCCTCTGATCGATGCCTATAACGTTCTGATGAGTGATCGAGTCACTGATAAAGAGCAGTTCATAGATGCAATCTTGGCAATTTACGGAACATTGCTTGCAGATGAAGAAATAGAAGATGAAAACGGAGAAAAGAAGGATGGTGTGGCTGTAGCCATGAAGCAGTTGAAGAAGAGAAAAGTCCTGGAAGTACCAGACGGTGCCAAGGCAGAGTATCTGACCAGAACATTCGATGAATCTGGAGTGGAAATCCTGAAAAAGGCAATAGAGCAGGATATCCATAAATTCTCCCATATTCCATGTATGACAGATGAAAACTTCGGAGGTAATGTCTCAGGTGTGGCAATGGAATTTAAACTACTGGGGATGGAAAACATCACCAAGATTAAGACCAGATACTATCGAAAAGGCTTGAGAAAGCGTGTTCGGATCTTCTGCAATTTCCTTGGTTTGCATGGAAAAAGCATAGATCCAACCGGAATTACAATGACCTTCACCAGAGCACTGCCAAAGAATCTCCTTGAAATCTCTCAGATCGTATCAAACCTTTGGGGAAAAGTAAGCAGAAAGACATTGCTGTCTCAGGTTCCGTTTGTAGACAATGTAGATGATGAGTTGAAAGCACTGGATGAGGAAACAGAGGAGAATCTGAAGCGGCAGCAGGAAATGTTTGGAATGCAGGGAAATACTCCGCCAGATCAGACAGATCCGGATAAGGAAGAGAAGTCGCCTGAAAAGAAAAAGGATAATGTAAATGAAGAATGATTCCTACTGGGAAAACAGAGCAGCTTGGGATATGTATCATCGAATGGAAGATGCAGAACAAACAGCAGATCTGCTGGCAAAGGTATATCGAAACTCCTCTATGTTGCTTACCCATAAAGCCAAGGACATATTTGAAAAGTATATGACTAAGCATGGCTTATCAGAAACGCAGGCATGGAATTTGCTAAATACCATGCAAGACCAGACATCCCTGGAAGAACTGCTGAATGCTCTGAGAAACAAAGATTCAGATAAGACCAAGCAGGAACTTCTCCGTGAACTGGAAGCACCGGCATACCGTGTCAGGATAGAAAGACTGCAGGATCTCCTGCGGCAAGTTGACACAGTTATGCAGGAAGTATACCAGCAGGAACAGTTATTTGATACCAGTTTTTTTCAGAACCTTTGCGAAGATACATATTATCATTCAATCTATAGTATCCAAAAACGGACGGGATACGGATTTAGCTTTTCAAATATCAGCCAGAAGCAGATTAGCCAGGTACTTTCCATGAACTGGTCTGGAAGTCATTATTCACAGCGTATCTGGAAGAACACACAGGAACTTTCTGAAACATTGAAACAGGAACTACTTGTAAGCTTACTGACCGGCAGGACAGATAGAGAGACATCAGAAGTTATCATGAACCGTTGTGGTGCAGGAGCTATGCAGGCAAGACGCCTGGTAAGAACAGAGAGCTGCTTCTTATCCGGAGAACTGACCGCGAGATCCTATGAGGAATGCGGAATAGAAAAATACCGCTATCTTGCAACTCTGGACCTCAGAACCAGTAAGATCTGCCGGGAACTGGATGGAAAGATATTTTCCATGAAAGACCGGAAAGCAGGAAAGAATTATCCACCTATGCATCCGTGGTGCCGATCCACAACGATCAGCGTCATAGATGAGAATGAGTTAAGGAACATGAAACGGAGAGCCTATAATCCAAAAACAGGACGCACAGAGACAGTTCCTGCAAATATGACATATGATCAATGGTATAAGAAATATGTAAAAGGTAATGCCCAGGCAGAAGCAGAAGAAAAATCCGTCCAGAATGCTGCCGCAGACAAGAAACAGTATGAAAGATACCGGGAAATCCTCGGTAAAGATGCGCCGAAACGTTTTGCAGATTTCCAGGAAATGAAGTATAATGATTCTGAGAAATGGAGATTCACAAAGCTTGACTATCAGAGAAGAAACGAACTATTACAGCATCCGGAACTGAAACTGCCGAATGCAGAAAATGCAATGGCAGCAGATGCCAAATTTGAAAAGTATCTGTTCGGAGGATCACATCCAGAAGGACTTGCAAAAGGAGATGCTTTCTCGAGCAGACTTGGATACGATGCTGAAAACTGGAATAGCCTGAAAAAGCAGATTATAGCAAGAGCACCGCAGTATCCAGCACTAAGCAAAGGCGTAAATGGATATGGAAAACATATGTATGAGCAAAAGATTATTTTATATGGATTAAAAGGAACTCCTGCAAATGTTGTCGTTGGATGGTCTGCTGATGACAAAAGTGTAACTATGGTGAGTGCCTATATCAAGGAGGTAAAGTAGATGAAAATAAAAGAATTTGATACAGTTCTCCTGAAAGACGGAAGAGAAGGCAGCGTTATGGAAGTTTTTCCAGATGGTTCCCTGATCATAGATATAGGCAATTCCCCAGAAAGTTGGGAAACTTTATATGATAAAACAGTAGCAGATATAGAAAGAGTTATTAACAGTTCAGAAGAGTAAACATTAAAGAATAACCACCAGTCATAAATGACAGGTGGTATTTTTATACCATTTTTAAGAATTTGCGCCGGCGCAACTGGGAGGAGGTGAGCAGGATGAAAGTAAAATGCACCAAACGCTACAGCGATGTACGTCTGAACAAGATCATTGAAGCAGAAACAGTTCTGGAAGTAGATAAAGCCAGAGCTGATCATTTGGTTCATGAAGGCGTTGCCGAGATTGTAAAAGAAACTGAAAAAGCAGCAGACACGGGAAAGGAATAGGTGATCCATGCATCTCCCTTTGAGACGCGGGGTGAAGCGTCTTATTTTTGTGTCTTTTTCCGTCAGACGTAAAAGAAGCGGGTTACTCCAAAAACTGAATGGCCCGGGCGTGAAAACGAATAGGCTGGGCAGAAAGGAAATAACATGAGAAACAGATTAGTAAAAGCAATGTGCAAAGTTCCAATGAACCTGCAGTTATTCGCAGAAGGAGACGATGCTGGGACCGGAGATGGCGGGAATGGCGGCGGAGCCGGTGGAGATGGTGGTTCGGATCAGGGCGGTGCAGACAATCCGCCATCCTTTGATGATTTCCTGAAAACAGGAGACAATCAGGCAGAATTTGACCGCAGACTGCAGAAGGCAATCAACACTGCAGTTTCCAATGAACAGAAGAAATGGCAGACAATGACAGATGAAAAGCTTTCTGAAGCAGAGAAGCTGGCAAAGATGACAGAAGATGAAAAAACAAAATATCTGCAGCAGAAGAGAGAAAAGGATCTGACTGTCAGAGAGGCAGCAGTAACCAGAAAAGAACTGATGGCAGAAGCAAAGAATACCCTGGTCAGCGACAATCTTCCGGTAGAACTTGCAGAAGTTCTGGATTATACAGACGCAGATTCCTGCATGAAGTCCATGGAAAAGGTCAAAACTGCCTTCCAAAAAGCAGTAGAGTCAGCAGTGGAAGAGAAATTGAAAGGTGGAAAGCCACCGAAGAAAGCGCCAGGAACAGATACACAGGAAGCCCTTGAAAAGCAGGTATTCAATGCAATGATGGGCATTTATTAAAGGAGAGTGAATACATATGGCAATTAATACATTAGCAACAGCAACCTTATTTCAGAATCAGCTTGATAAGATTGCGGTATTGGAAGCAACAACCGGCTGGATGGATGCCAATGCCGGACAGGTAATCTATAACGGCGGAGCAGAAGTTAAAATTCCGAAGATGAGCGTATCTGGAATGGGAGATTATGATCGTGATAACGGATATCAGAGAGGATCCGTTACTCTGGAATATGAAACCAGAAGAATGACTCAGGACCGTGGACGTCTGTTCCAGCTTGATCCGATGGATATCAATGAAAATAACTTTGTAACTACGGCAGGAGCTGTCATGGGAGAATTTCAGAGAGTGCAGGTTGTTCCGGAGATTGATGCATATCGTATTTCAAAGATTGCGACAGAAACAATCACCGCCAATAAAGCTGGAATGATCGGATATTCTTATATTCCAGGAACAACAGGAACATCTGCCCTGCGTAAAGTAAAAGAGGGCATTAAGGCAATCAGAGAAGGATACAACGGTCCACTCGTATGCCAGGCAACGCCAGACTTCATTATGGAACTGGAATTGGAACTTGCAGGAAAGATTACAGCAGTAACATTTTCTAAAGGCGGCATTGACACACAGGTACCGTCCGTAGATGGCATTCCGCTGATTTCTACACCGTCCAACCGTATGTACACAACAATCAAGATTAATGATGGCAAGACAGATGGTCAGGAAAAAGGGGGATACGAGAAGGGCAGTACAGCTAAGAATCTGAACTTCTTCATTTGTCCGACAACCACACCGATCGCAGTAACCAAACAGGATATCATGCGTATCTTTGACCCGGCAATCAACCAGAAACTGAATGCATGGCAGATGGACTATCGCCGTTTCCATGATATTTGGGTTCTGGATAATAAGCTGGATTCTATCTATTTAAGCATTCAGGAGGCGGAAGGATGAGGTTGATCAGAAAAAACGTGGAAAGAGAAGCAGAGGGAGTGACTGCTCAGAAGCTGATGAATGATGGATTTAAACCTGTAGAGGTTGTATCTCAGAAAACAGCATCAAATTCTGCTGATGAAGCCACGAAAAACATTGAAGAAATGACCGTAGAAGAATTAAAGACTCTGGCTAAGGAAAGAGGACTCACAGGAGTTTCCGCCTTAGCAAAACAGGATCTTATCAATATCCTGAAAGGGTGATTATATGGCAGAAGCCAAAGACATAGAAAGAGTTAAGCTCCTGACAGGAGAAACCAATGAAGAACTGATCGAAGCCTATCTGGAAGAAGCTTCAGACTTTGTAAAAGGATATACAAACAGAAGCGTGATCATTACGCCTCTGGAAAAAGCAGTGAGAGATCTTGCAGTTATTGCTTTGAACAGGATGGGGACAGAAGGCGAGACTTCCAGAAGCGAAGGCGGGGAAAGTTATTCATTTGAATCTGCTCCCAGACAGATCTGTGACATCTTGAACAGATACCGTCTTGCCAGAGTGGGAGGAATAACTCATGAGAATGCGAAGAAACAGGATTCAGACTTATTATCATAAAAAGAGGATTATAACAAAGAATTCAGAAGGCAGTACCAACGAAGAATATGGTACTGCCTCATCCATTTCCGGAGAATCTTGGCCGGCATCCGGAAAAGCTCAGGCAGAGCAGTATGGTCAGCGCCTGAGCTATATCCGTAATATGCGGCTTGATGGGAAATATAAGATCAGGACAGATGAAAAAGGGAATCCTCACTATATCTTTGAGGATGGAACAGATCTGCAGGAATTAGATGGGATCTGTCTGTATGCAGATCAGGATCATAAGCCGGATTATAAGATTATATCCATCAAACCATATCGTTTCCTTACACTGGAGGTGGAACGGATATGAGTATAGACGGAACCAGAGAACTGGAACAGAAACTCAACACAATGTCACAACTAAATCCCAGACAGGCGGTAGAGTCAGCAATCCAGACAGTCAGATCAGCAGCGGTCTTAAATTGCCCAACTGATACAGGAGAACTCAAACAGAGCATATTTTCTGAGGTCACAGAGCAGAATGAATCCATTGTGGGAGCTTGTTGGACAGATAAGGCGTATGCACCTTATGTGGAATTTGGCACTGGACCCAAAGGACAGGACCGGCATGAAGGAATTGCTCCGGATATCACACCGGCTTATACACAGTCCCCCTGGTGGATTCATGAAAGCCAGATAGATCAGAGGGTAGCAGAAAAGTACCATTGGTTCTATATTGATACTCCGAAAGGACGGTTCTATCAGTGTACAGGACAGCCGGCGCATCCTTTTATGTATCCGGCATTGGAAAATAACAAGGAAACAATCCTGGAAGGAATGAAAGCAACTTTCAGGGCGGATTTGGAGGGAAAATGAAAAATGTAAAAGATCAGGTATATGCAGCACTTCTTACTGTTACTAAGAATGTGTCAGATACATATCCGAAAGATTGGGCGAACTTCCCAACTATTCAATATGTAGAAGAAAATAACAGCGTGTGGGAACGTACTGACAACGCTGAACAGAAGGCTAAGGTGTCATATAAAATTGATATATGGCACAACCAGAGCACATCTGATACAGCCTTTGCAGTTGATGTTGCTGTTTCTGCTTTAGGTCTGGTGAGAACCTATTGCGGTGATGCACCAGATCCAAGCGGATTGAAACATAAAGTAATGCGCTATGAAGGAATCATTGATATGAGTTCCGACATAGTGTACTGGAATTAAGAAAGAGGTGAAGATAAATGTTAGCAAATGGAGCAAAACTGGGCTATTCTAAAACTGCCCTTTCCGGAAGCTCAACAACTTATACAGACCTTCCGGGTTTAAAAGAAATTCCGGATATTGGATCAGATCCGGAAAAGGTGGACAATACGGTCCTGACTGATCCACATAAGAAGTATGAAAAAGGTATCGGTGATCTGCCTGAAATGACATATAAATTCAAATATGATAATTCAAAAGCGGATTGTCCATATCGTGTGTTAAGACAGGCAGATAAAGATGGAACGACACTGTATTTTCGTGAAACTGATGCCGATAAAAGCACAATTGATTTTGCTGCTCAGGTATCTGTTAAGCGTACAGGTGGCGGTGTCAATGGTGCTATCGAATTTGAAGTGACCATGATGGTACAGTCAGATATTACTTATACAGACCCGGCATAATGCTGGGTCTTTTATAAAAAATTCAGGAGGATATAATATGGGTGGTTTAGATGAAGAAGTAAAAAATCAGGAAGAAACAAAAGTTGTAGATTTGAATGAAGCAAAGAAGAAAAGAAAGCCTTTTCATTACTGGACTATTAGTGGCAGAGATTACTGTCTGAAACTTAAAGCATCTAATATTGAAAAGCTGGAAAATAAATACAAGTGTAATATCATGCATCTGGTGGATGATATGCCGGCATTATCTGTAATGCTTACTATCATCCAGGCGGCAATGCTTCCGTGGGAACATGGGGTTAAGTATGATGATATTCTGAACCTGTTTGACAAATATGTTGAAGAGGGTGGAAGTCAGATTGATCTGTACAAAAATGTTGTGATTCCGACTCTGGCGGTATCTGGTTTTTTTGCGCCGAAGATGGCAGCGGAAATTCTGGAAGCAACAGACGAAGAACTGTAACAACTACAAGCGAATATTTGTGGGCGATTTACCCGGATGCATTAGACTGTGGAATACGGCCTGAATTATTTTGGGATTCCACTTTAAATGAGATCATGGATATGATGGAAAGTTATGTCAGATGCAGAGCAAGAGATAGGAAACAGCAGATTAGTGATAACTTTATTCTGTCAAAGGCTCTGGCACTGAACCTTTCAACCTTGTTCAATGAAAAGGCTGAACTTTGTAATCCATGGGATTTTTACCCACAAACATTCAAAGAAGATAAAGAAAATTATGAACATCAGAAGCTGGAAGCAGAACTTGCCGATTACAGGGACAAGCGCAGACGGTGGGCTGATGAATTTAACAGACGAAGGCAGCAGGGAATGTAAACCTGCTTATTTTATTGTCAGGAAGGGGGTGAAAATGTATGGGTGACACACTTGCAAAATTAAAGGTTATTCTGGAAGCGTCCACAGCTTCTTACAAGAAAGAGATGGAAAAAGCCCAGAAAGTGACTAAAAATGTCAGTGATTCTGTTAAGTCTGAAACATCAAAAGTCAAACAGGCTATGAAAATGGATGATGCAACGGAGTCTGTGAAAAAACAGATTTCGGTGTTCCAGAAATTAAAAGACACCATGAAATCAAATAGTATACCTCAGGATGTAAAAAATACAGGGAGCATTATCAAAGATACCTTTCGCGATCTGAAATCAGGCGTATTACCTAAGGCTATGTATGACGGAATGAAACAATACGTGAAAGAGGCACAGCTTGCAGCAGGTATAAAAATACATACGGACGAATTTACAGAAACAGAAAAAGATATAGAACGTGCAACCCAGACTCTGGAGAGACTTAACCAAAAGAAAAGAGAATTGATGGCAGGAAAAAGCAGTGGTGAGAACACAGAGGCTATCAAAGGAGTTAATGAACAGATTAGGATTGCTGAAAGACGCTTGGAAGCATTTCAGGGAAAGAAAAATTTGTTGCAGTTCAGTGGAAAAGACATGGAATTTGCCCATACTGGGAAGCTGAGCGATGGAAATAGTTTTGAAACGGCTAATGCTGTCATAAAACAAACAGTGGAACGTATCAAAGAAGTAAAAGGTTCCGTAGCCGAAGCGATAAAAAAAATTCCTGTTCTGGGCCGTGTTTTAAGCAATGCTGCTTATATTGGCTCAAAAGGCTGGGGTGGTTTGAAAAAATTAATCTCGGGTGTCGGCTCTGGCCTTAAAACTTTAGCATCGGGTGCTATTCAAAAAGCATCTGGTGCGTTTGCAGCTCTCATACAGAAGTTTACAAGCGGTATTCCTATTTTACGAAGGTTCACAGGTGCAACAAAATCAGCATCTGGTGGACTGGGCGGTGGATTAAAAAACATTCTCAAATATGCGTTCGGTATCAGGTCACTATTTGTTTTGGTAAACAAGCTGAGAAGTGCGTTAGTAGATGGATTCAAAAACCTGGCACAGTACAGTGGTGAGACAAATAACAGTATTTCAATGCTGATGTCTTCCCTGACGCAGTTAAAAAATGCTTTTGCGGCGGCATTTGCACCGATATTGAATGTGGCAGCACCAATACTGAATAGTCTCATACAGAAGATCATTTCAGTGGTGAACACATTTGGTCAGTTGACGAGTGCATTAACAGGAAAAGGCACTTATATCACTGCAAAAAAGGTTCAGCAGGACTATGCAAAGAGTCTGAATAATAATGCATCATCTGCAAAAAATGCGCAGAAGGCAAACAAAGACCTGCAACGTACCATCCTTGGATTTGACCAGATCAACAAAATGGATGACAACGGCAGCTCTGATGATAGCGGTAATAATGGAGCTGATACATCAGGTGGCTTATCACCATCTGATATGTTTGAGACAAAAGAAATTCCGTCAAAAATCAAAGGACTGGCCGAATTGATCAAACAGGCATGGAAAGAAGCTGATTTCACAAAGATAGGTGAGATGGTCGGTGAAAAACTGAATGCCGCATTGCAGAGTATTCCGTGGGATAAGATCAAGAACACCTGTAACAAGATTGCAAAGAGTGTTGCCACTTTCCTGAATGGTTTCCTTGAAACTGTCGATTGGAAACTGGTTGGTAATACCCTTGCACAGGGTATCAATACCGCTTTTGGCATGGCAGATACATTTGCCAGAAATTTCCACTGGGACAGCCTTGGTAAGGCAATTGGCAATGGTATCAATGGTGCTTTGGGCGGTCTGGACTGGAATCTCATCAGGGGAACAGTTCGGAACATATCAAAAGGTATCACTGATACACTGAACAGTTTCATCCAGACAACCAACTGGGGGCTGGTAGGCAGGTCATTCGGTAATGGTATTAATACCATTATAGACTTCTTTCATACCGCAGTCAGCAATTTCAACTGGATCGGTGCTGGTACCTCGCTTGCAACTGCCATAAACAATGCAGTTAATACGATTGATTTCGTTGGCATAGGGCAGACTTTTTCAACTGGAATTAAAGGAATTCTTGATTTTGGTATATCTGCGATTGAGAACGTTGACTGGTGGACATTAGGTGAAAAAGTCAGAGATGGTATTGCTTCAGTTGACTGGAACGGCATAGCTGACAGATTATTTGAATTATTGGGCGCAGCATTTGCAGGGCTATCTGCATTTTTCGGTGGACTTATTTCTGATGCTGTTACAGGAGCAAAGAAATATTTCCAGAAGAAAATTGAAGAATGTGGTGGCAATATTCCGTTAGGTATTCTGAAAGGGATAAAAGATGGAATAATTGGCATTGGTGGATGGATAAAAGAACATATCTTTACACCATTTATAAAAGGGTTTAAAAATGCCTTTGGTATTCACTCACCATCAACTGTTATGGCAGAGCAGGGTACTTATATTATCATTGGTCTGCTTAAAGGTCTGAAAGATAATTTACAGTCACTTTTATCCTGGGTAGAAAAACTTCCAGGATGGATTAAGGACAAGCTGGGAAATGCGAAAGAATGGCTGAAAGAAAAAGGCAAAAATGCCTTGGAAGGACTAAAAACCGGATGGGAGTCTGTAAAGGAAAGCACTGTTGGACAGACAGCATCTAAGATTGGAAGTTATATCAAGACTAAAGCAGGTGATGCAAAATCCTGGATTAAATCAAAAGGTTCAGATGCTATTACTGGTTTAAAGACTGGCTGGGAATCTGTAAAAGAAAGCGGATTTTTGAGGTATGTTGGAAAGATTAAGGATGAAGTATTTACCAAGATTGGAAATCTGAAAGAAAAAGTAACATCAAAAGGAAAAGATATCGTGGGAGGTTTAAAAAGAGGTTTTAATGGTAGCTGGAGTACATTTACTACGATTTTAAGTAATCTTCCAAATAAGATATCGTCTGCAATTCCAAACCTATTTAATGTAGGTCGAAATGCAATACAGAATTTTGCAAAAGGATTCTCAAATTTCCATATCCCTATGCCGCATATCGGTTGGGACTGGTCTGGTGGATCCATTAACATTGGTAATTTTTCATTCTCACTTCCACGTTTCAATTTACAATGGTATGCGAAAGGCGGTTTCCCGGAAGCGGGACAGTTGTTTGTGGCCAATGAAGCAGGACCTGAGATGGTCGGTAAAATGGGAAGTCGAAACGCAGTAGCCAATAACAACCAGATCGTTGAAGGAATCAAGAATGGCGTATTTGAAGCTGTACTTGATGCATTCAATGCCAGTGGAATCCTTGACAGGGATGATGCTGAAAAAGATGTTACCCTTGAATTTACACTGAAAGCCGACAGCGAAACACTGTACAAGGTAGTTCGCAAGGGTAAAAAGAAATATGATTACCGTTTTGCGGTAACTGAGACAATTTGACGGGAGGTGTCACATGGACAACATTGTAATTAAAGTGGGCGGTGTGACACTGCCTAAAGAAGTATCAAAGTTTAAATGGAAAAAGTCAGATGTTTCTGCAAAGAATGCAGGAAGAACACAGGATGTTAAGATGCATAAGAACAGGATCGCAAAGAAGCGCACCTTGAGCCTTGGCTGGGTAAATCTGACAAAGACCCAGATCACGGCAATCCTTCAGGCGTTTGATCCTGAGTATGTGATGGTTACATACTGGGATCCTTTGGAAGGGCGGGATGTGACAAGGGAGTTTTATACCGGTGACATGGAAGCAGACGTGAAATGGTGGGCAAAAGGTCATGAGCGTTATTCCACACTTGATTTTGACGTGATTGAGAGGTAATGACAATGATTAATGTATCAGCCGCATTCAAGACGGCATTGGAAGATGATAACAGAAATTTTTCAGGATCCTGTACAATTACATTAGCGTCCGGTAAGGCAATACCTATTAATGATAGTCAACTGTGGGAAAATGGATTTGTGGTTGATGATTCTACATCCAATACAAACGGTTTTGATATAGGTTCAGCAATCGTCCAGAAGTTCACTTTAAGACTGAACAATATGTATGATGATTTTACAGATTATGATTTTACAAATGCTGTGATTTCAGATGTAAAAGTATCATTAGACTTAGACGGTAAAACAGAATCAGTTAATAAGGGCGTTTTTACAGTAGATGATCCGAGCTACGACGGTGATATCATCACGCTTGAATGCCTGGATAACATGCATAAATTTGATGTGAGTTATGAAAAAAGTAATCTTACTTATCCAGCTACACTTTTACAGATCATACAGGATGCATGTAGATGTTGCGGTGTGACTTTGGCAACTAATTCTTTACAGTTTGAACATTATGACTATGTTATTTCGGATAAACCTGACGATTCTACAATGACTTTCCGGGATGCCCTGACATGGGTTGGACAGATTTCAGGACATTTCTGGAAATGTAATAAAGATGGACAGCTGACAGCCGGATGGTACAACATGTCAGATCTGACAGCCGGCAAGAATATACATACCTTACAGACTAATGTTGTTGCAGATATAACTGCCGATACAGATGATGTAGTAATTACATGTGTAAGGGTTGTTACAGACGGTGGAGAATCTGGACAGGTAACTTATCAGTCTGGATCGGATGGATATGCTTCTGTCATTGATGGGAATAAATTCATCAACAGTACCAACGCTGCTGAAATAGCGTCTATGATTGGTGAGCGTGTTGTTGGATTGAGGTTCAGACCAATGACTGTCAGTTCATTGCAAGACCCTACGATTGAAGCGGGGGATGGAGCAATAGTATATGACCGTAAATTAAAGTCATATAAGACTTTTTTCACTAATGTTGTATTTTCTATTGATGCAGACAATCAAATGTCAAATAACGCAGAATCGGCACTACGCAATAGTGCCGAAAGATTTTCCGCAGCAGCTAAAACATATCAGGAATTAAGAAAACAGCTGCAAAAAAATAAAACAGAGTGGGAAAAAACAGCAGAAGATCTGGAAAATGCAATGAAAAATCAGGCAGGACTGTACCCGGTCATTAAGACACTGACAGATGGAACCAAAGTATATTATATGTGTGATCACTCAACCATGGAAGAATCTAAAGTTGTATTTGAATTAAATTCTAAAGGATGGGCAGTAAGCACAGATGGTGGCAATACATGGAATGCAGGTCTTCTCGTAGATGGTACTATGATTACGAAAATTCTGAATAGTATCGGAATTAATGCAGACTGGATTAATTCAGGAACACTTGTCATTAAAAATACCAAGGGCGATGTTACGTTTAAAGCCGATACAACAACGGGAGCGGTTGACATTGTAGCGAATTCTTTTTCGCTAAAAGGGAAAACAATTGAAGATGTGGCGGGAACTGCTGCGGAATCCGCCGCAAAATCTTATGTAGATTCTGCTATGCAGGATAAAACAGGAAACTGGTACGGAAACTATACACCGACATTATCTAATCAGCCTGCATCTGGGTGGAAAGCAGCTGACTATGAAAAACACAATGGCGATACATTTATCAATCCGACTACAGGTGATGTCTATGTATTTAGCACAGGTACGGCTGGCTTAGAGATCAATTTCAACGCTTCATGCAAAACAGAGTCAGTAAATTTCGACTATATAGAGATTTATTATGATGACAATGGAACAAAGAAAGCTTTGCCTAAGATTGGCGGTTCGTCATTTGGCGGAACAAAAGTTCAAGTACCATCTACAACATTTTGGTTGTACTGGAGAACAGACAGCTCAAGTTGCTCTTTCTATGGCTTTAAGATAGATTCCATTAAATCCGTAGCGGTCGATAAGTCAAAAATAAGCAGTACGACAAAGTCATTACCATCGTATTCTGTAACAAATGTGTCTGGAAGTAATTACCCGGAATCACCTAATCATGGTAATTATGGTAATAACATCAATATGCTCTGGAAGTACACAGGTACACAGACCAGTGCCACGGCACAATGGGTAAAAGTTACAAAGGTGGATGCTTCGGAAATTATAAAACAGCTGGATCAGGAAACTATCTTTAATCTGCTAACGAACAATGGCGAAGCAAAAGGCATATGGCTAAAGGATAAGCAGTTATATGTTTCGTTCACATATGCGCAAGGTGGAACGCTTAAACTAGGTGGTGCCAACAACGATAATGGTACAATGCAGATTCTAAATTCTTCAGGCGGTGTTATTGGTTCGTGGGACAAAGATGGAATAGTAGCAACCAAAGGAAAGATTGCTGATTTTAGCATAGAAAACGGAGGGTTATATAAAGAAAAGGATGGAATACAGCAATCTTTTGGAACAAGCGGTGCAATCCTTTCGATGTTTAACCCCAGTTTGCAAAAATGGATTATGTATCTTAGTACTGATGGAACAGCTGTCTTTAACATGGACGCTAATTACACATCATCTGATTTTGCTTTTGGCGGATCAGTATGGTTTACTGGTGCTGGCGAATTCGGGGGGAAAGTTAGAGTTGGCGGAGACTTAACTGTATATGGAGATAAAAATCGTGAAGTCGACACAGAAAATTATGGCAGGCAGCTTGCATATTGTTACGAGACCGCAACACCATATTTTGGAGATTTAGGACATGGAATGACAGATGAAAATGGTGTTTGCTTAATCGAGATTGACGATATTTTCAGAGAAACCGTAGGGGAACAAGAATATCTGGTCTTTCTCCAACCAGAGGGAGAAGGCAACTTATATGTAAATAAGGCAGAAAAGTACTGTAATTATTTCATTGTTCGTGGGACTGCGAATCTTTCATTTGCGTGGGAAATTAAAAGTATCCAGAAAGAAAAGCAATTTACGCGTTTTGGTACGGATTCTGAAAGAGGGATGCTTGATATTGATTATACTGATTTGGAAGAAACATTGATATCAGATATTAACAATCCACTTATAGAAACGGAGGAAATGTTATGGGAAAATTAAATAAACTTACAGGAATAGCTTTGATGACTACAGGAGAAGGGGACAGAGTCGCATATACATATTCTGTTATTGATGAAGAAGGAAACCTTATTAGTCCTAACAATAAAGGAAATTTTATAGCACTTGATGCAGAACTCATAAATCATATCCAAGCAATTAGGGATTTTGTAAATACCAATAAACTTCCTAAAATAAATATATAAGCAGATCCGAAAGGGTCTTCTTATTATACTTGAAATTGCGCCGGCGCAAAAAAGAAGGTGATATAAAATCATGGATAACATCATAACAGCAACATTTAACGATTACACATATGCGAGAACAACATCCCTCTGGCAGTATGACTATGGCCAGATACTGCAGATAGAAGGAATTACTCTTCCTGCAACATTTGAAGTCCACTTTTCTAATCAGGACCGGGAAGGAGAATCTCTGATTCAGATCGGATCCGTAAAAGATAAAACCGCACAGGTACAGATCCCTGACAGCTTCCTCCGGAAGGCCGCAGGAGGCAATTACAGTATCTATGCATTCATCTATATTACAGATGATGAATCTGGAGAAACAAAATACAAGATCACAATCCCGGTCCGGGCAAGACCAAAGCCAAACACAGATCTTGTAGATGCACCGGAGGAAAAGAAATTCTTCCGGGAGGCAATCGAAGAAGTAAACAATGCTGCTGATCGGGCAGAGAAAGCCGGCCAGGAAGCAAAAGATTCTGTAGAAGAGGTTTCCGAGAAAAGTGAACAGGCAAAGAAAGAGATAGACGATTATGTGAAAGAAAAACATGAAAGTCTGAAAGGCGATACGGGAAATGTTTTCTTTGCAGCTTTTAAAGTTGTCAAGGGCCGTTTAAAAATGTATTCAGATCCAACTATTGATAAAGTAAATTTTAAACGAATCGGATCACGTTTGAAATACCGGCTGAAAGTTTGAGGAGGTACCGGATGTCAAATACAGTAAATAATTATACAGAAACAGATTTAGGAAATATCTCCTTAAACCCACGAGGAGAATATGATGACTCAGTTGAGTATGAATATCTTGACGCAGTTTCATATCAGGGCGGCTCATACTTCTGCCTGGCAGAGCTGGAGACAACGATCACCGGAATCGCACCAGATCCGGGACATAATTCAGAACATTGGCAGATGATAGCCCTTCCTGGCGGTATGACACAAGAATATATCACTGTTCATGATGATGTGATCAACAAAGCGAATCAGGTAGAAACATCCAGAGCGGCAGTAGAACTGGCACAGCAGGAAGTAGAAGCCGCTCAGACTGATATGCAGCAGCTACATTCCGATACCGTACAGGCGGCGCAGGAAGCCGAGAATAGCAAAGATAGCGCTGCAAATTATGCTCAGAGCGCAGAGCAATCCAGAAATGCAGCATCAAAGTCCGAACAGAATGTCAATGCACAAATAACAAAGGTAGAAACCGACGTTAAAAAAGTTGCAAATGATAGACTTGCTGTAGAAGCAGCTGCCAAAAATGTTTCAGATAATACGCAGATCGTTGTTAGCAACGCAAAAAATGCAAAGACTGCTGCCGAAAATGCGGCTCAATCCGCAAAAAGCGTAGAGGATGCATCAAAGCAGATCGAGCAGAATAAGGAAGATCTAAATAACATATTATCGCCAAATCTTTTTAATCCGAAAGACGCAAAAGAAAATACTGCTATTAATCAGGACGATGGTACGGAGATGTCTTTTGATGGCTGGCTTGCAACTGGATATATCCCCGTGTCTAAAAATGATGTCCTGTATTTTAGTTCAAATGAAGAGCCAATTCCATATTCTACAGGTGCGTTTTATGATAAAAACAAGCAACGTGTGGATTCGTTTGGCAATCCTAATAATAATAATAATATAACCGTCACATCTGATGGCTATGCAAGATTTTCTTTTGGTACCGCACCAATGAATCTACAGATTGAAAAAGGTTCAAGAACCACATATGTTCCATATGGCGAGCTTAAAGTCAAAGTTGAAGTGGATAATGTAAAGGAAGATATTGCTAATACAAAAGCTGAAGTGACCGGAATTAAAGCCGAAGTTGTAAAAATACAGGAAGACCATACAAACCTTTTCAACAAGGATACAGTAATCAAAGGTGCTGTGTTATCAGAGAATGGTTATTTAGAAACTAGCTTTTCTTCATGGGATTCCAGTGATTACATTCCTATAAAGCCAGGAATGATTCTCTATTGTAGTAGCAACGAGCTTCCTATTGGTGTGGCAAGCACGGGCGCATATTTTGATGCAGATAAAAAATATTTGTCTGGCATAAACAATGAACCTACCGTATTAACAGTTCCAAACGGCGCATATTATTTGAGATTCTCTAAAAATGGAGGATTAGGAGATACTTTAAACACATTAAAAATCGAGCAACATGGTATCACAAAATTCACTCCATATGGAGAACTTTATGTTACGGTGAACGAATCGGCATTACCAAACTCGATTCTTCCAAAATGGAAAGGATTAAAGATTCTTACACTTGGTGACAGCATCACCGCTATGGGTGGTGTAAACGGATGGACGCATTGGATTAAACAGTATCTCCTTGTTGATAAGGTTGTGAATGTATCTGTTGCGGGTTCTACATGGCAAGATAAAGTCGCTAGTCAAACCTATGACGGAAATCCACAACCATCTACGGATGGCAATGTGATGGGTAATCAAGTGCAAAAAGTTTTGAATGCAAAAGCAAACGGAGATACAGATTACCAAGATTTTGACGTGATTACATTCTCGTTCGGTACGAACGATTCTGTTGATTTTTCTGTGCAGACAAAAGAAAGCGTGGAGAACCAGTTCATTACGAATTACGCTCAGAACAATTTTACGGTTGTGCCTATTGATAGCGTGAATCGCCAGACATTGGCAGGTGCTATGCGCTATGGATTCCAGAAGTTGCACGAAGCGTATCCGAATGCAGTGATTTTCATGTGTACGCCAACGCAAGAGTGCTATGAAACTTTTGATAGCATCTATCAGAAAGGCGATTTCATCAATTTCGTTGCAGACAGACTTGGGGCAGAAACCATTGATACTCGCAGATGCGGAATCAGAAATATTTATGAGAGTCAAACAACAATTGATTATGACCATCCAGAACAATCTGGTGCAGCACCAATTCAAACAGATTTGCTTGACGGGATTCACACAAATGAAAATGGGGCAAAGAAGATAGCAAAATACAATGCTAGAGAAATCATGAAATATTTTATGATTAATTAACTAAAGAGGGCTACAAATAGTTAATTATGCATACTGCAACCTACCAGTAGGTCTTGCTTGAAGAGAGGATTAATACCTCTCTCCGTAAGCCGCTGATCCAGAGCTTTTCGTACAACCCAAGACATTGAACGCTCTTCGTGCTGGCAATATTTTTGCAGACGGTCAAGGTCTTTCGGCTCAAACGAAATGTTCTGCTTGACGCATTTTTCAGCGTCAGATTTCTTAGGGAAAGCCATGATTTACACCTCCTGTAACTGCATTGTACTACTTGACATTAGTAGGTTGCAAGTTACAGTTTGGGGTTGTAGTTTATAAGACTTTTTGTAGATGGCAAGAATACATAATTATACGTTTCATTACCACCAAAATCACATAAGAAGAAAGGGAGTCGTTACACTCCCTTATCCTCTAGCCACATGTCCAGAGCCTTTAAAATCCACATTAAAAACGGAGAAGCGCTTGAAGATATTACGGCAGATTTCCCAGCTCCGACAACAGATGTTCTGGAATCAATCCGAGAAGCACTGAATTTAGAATAGATTACATATATCAATAATTGAATGGTACTTGTTGATGTGGTATAATTCTTTTATCAGCTTATGAAGGAGGATATACGAATGAATAACGAGGAAATTCAAAAAATCAGTCAAGATGCAAAAATAATATTGAATAAATTTATTGCTGAAGCACATAATGAAATTGGTGATTTTACTGAAGTGACACCACAATCGTTAAAGATGCCAGAGAGCACTTTTTATACAGCTTTGAAAGAACTTGAAAAAGCGGGATATATAAAAAACATTCAATGGGGAATTGATGGAGGATGCTTATACGATGACATTGAAATAGAAACATCTAAATTTAAATTGTATAATAAATAGCTATAAAAATACCAGCCGATATCATATGGCTGGTATTTTTATAGCTGAAAAGCAGGTGAAATGTGAAGAAAATCAGAGCGGAGCCGAGAGGCTTCTTTTATTTTATTCAAAATTGCGCCGGCGCAATTGCTGGAGAAAGAGTGAAACAGTGAAAGAAATACTCATGCAGACATATACTATTGTATTACCGGTTCTTTTAGGCTATATTGTTTGGCTTCTGAAGAATCAGAAAAAGGACCGGGATGCCAATAGTAAAGGAACCATGCTCTTACTGCGGGTACAGATGATAGAGTATCATACCAAATATACAAAACTGGGAGATATCCCATCATATGCATACCAGAACTTCTGCGAAATGTACGATGCGTACCACGCATTAGGCGGAAATGGCATGGTAACTAAAATGAAGCGGGAAATTGATGAATTGCATATCAAGCAAAAAGGAGAATGATTATGGAACAGATTACAAATTATGTAAAACCGGAACTTATCGTAGTAGCTATCGCCTTATATTTCCTAGGCATGGCATTAAAACAGGCACAGGCAGTAAAAGATAAGTACATTCCACTTATCCTTGGTGGGATCAGTATTGCAATCTGCGCAATTTATGTAGCTGCCACCTGCACTTGCAGTAATGGTCAGGATGTTGCGATGGCAATCTTCACAGCAATCACACAGGGAATCCTGATTGCAGGACTCTCTACATACGTGAATCAGATTGTAAAACAGGCGAATAAAGATGAATGATTCAGGGGATGAGTGCTCATCCTTTTTTCTCTATGAAAGAAGACGGACATGGAAATAAGAGGAATAGATGTTTCGGCATGGCAGGGAAATATTGACTGGGACACTGTAGCAAACTACGGCATGGACTTCGTAATCTTGCGGATCACAGAAGCCGGAAATGTGATCGATAGCTGTTTCGAGAAAAATTACTCCGGATGCCAGAAACATAACATCCCAACCGGAGTATATAAATACAGCTACGCAATGACGATTACAGAGATCCAGAGCGAAGCCAGAAAAGTAGTGGAGGTCCTGAACGGACGGAAACTGCAGTATCCGGTCTGGCTGGATCTGGAATGGAATAATCAGAGAAGTATTGGAGCTGAACAGATCCATAAGCTGGCAGAAGCATTCGAGAAGATCATCACGGCAGCAGGCTATAAATTCGGCATTTATTGCAATGTGGACTGGTATCTGAATGTGATCTGCTCACATCTGAAAAAATACGATTTCTGGATTGCACGTTATCCGGCATCAGATAACGGTA